CGGGCATTGCGTGGATCTTTTTCAATCGTTCATCGAAAACCGTTCTCGCTGTGATGTTGAACATTTGATGTTCCTCGGTGACGTGGAAGAGACCGCTAATTTTCTGCTTTAAAGGCGGCTGTGATGGTGGAAGGTGCGAGCCTGGCCGCTGCCTGGAATCCGCTGGCGCGCTTGGCGTGCAACTCGCTCGCTCGGGTAGGTGGCAGAACCGCCCATCTTTCCGGTAACGAACAGCCCTCGAAGGCTGATCACGTTCATTTCAAAATCCTCGCCCTCGCGGGCCATCCCTGTTTCATTGTTCATGTGCTTGCACCCCTGCTTGCGTTGGTTAGTAGATTTCCCAATGCCACCTCATCGAAGTGGCATCAGTGAAATTCTCTCCGGCAAACCTTGCGTGCCGATCTCTCGGTCACGGAAGCATGCCGTGTTGCGTACTGTTCCCAGGAACTCGTCCTGGGTCTGTCTTCAGCGAGGTTAAAGAGCGGTTCGTTTCTGGTCTCTTGGAAGGGACCGATTCGATGGATGTAAAGGTAACTCTCGGTTGCGAACCTGTAAAGTCCTTTCTGTGAAATATTTTTTAGGTTGCCAGCCCCTCTAAAGAGACTAAACTTCACGAAATACCGTTGAAGACTCCGCAACCGTTAGTTACCATAGCGTATCAATCGGCGGGGGAGTTGTTCATGCAAGGTGTTCCGCTAAAACAGTTGGTCGCAGAACTTGGCCCGGCCAAGGTAGGGAAGATGCTCGGTGTAAGTCATCAAGGGATAACGAAGGCAGTGGAGGCGGGTAGAGACATTCTCATTACCCTGCTGTCAGACGGAAAGGCAAAAGGGGTCGAGCGTAGCGAGTTCCCGAAAGCAAAGAAGAAAGCGGCACCAGACTGATAATCGTAAAACCAAGGGGTTTATATGGCATACGTACCAGAAGAAATGATGCACGAAAGGCAAATCAAGGTTCGACTCGTAGACAGCGAATATGACGAGTGGAAAGAAATGGCTCACAAGGAAGGACAGCTGCACAGCGTTATGGCTAGAATCGCCATGCGGGCCATTCTTGAAGAGTACCGCAGGACTGGCGAACTGCCTGATTTCATCGCCAAGCAGCGCGCATAATAACCACTAAATTTCGGGGGTGACCGCTTTGACCAGGGAAGAATTTGTAGAGTTTGCCGGCGATGACTTCGCCGTCGTAGTAGCCGCTGCAATCCATGGCTTGACCAGGCTTGAGCTGGTCGAGGCGGTTATTCCATCGGTGCGCGCAGGCATGATCAGCAAGGGAGTTAATCCATGACCAGGGAAGAGTATTTTCAGTGGACTGGCGCCGAGCGTGCTGAGATCGAAGCCGCTGCAGCCTCCAGGAATATGACCGGCCAGGAACTGGTTGAGATCCTGATGGGCTGCAGCGTGCAGAAGCTTTCAGAGATCGGAAGGAAGCCGGGCGTGCCGCGCAACGTGGTCGCCCAGGTCAGCGGGAATGTAATTCAGGTCAACTTCAGCGCCGCAGCGGCAGACTCTTGGGATCGCCGGAAGGCCAGCCAGGAGCCATCAAAACGCCTTCAGTTTGCAAATCGCATCAGCATGATGCCCATCAGAGTCCCTTGCACGTCACCAAACCCTAACTCCGCGGCGGTCTCTTCCACGTCACCTAATACTGGTTTTCCATACAGTAGACATTAACTTACCAGACCGAACATTTGCGCGCTACGTTTGAGGTTGGTCGATTTCGTAGCGCGGGATGATATAGGCGCGACAGTGTGAAGATGAGTCGTCAGAAAATTGTCAGACAACATGGTCAAGTGGCGGGAGTGCAGGTTTCGGGCCGTCTTCCGCGCCTCTGGTCGGGTGGCGAGCGTGTCTGCCGGACTTAACCTAAATAAGCTAATCGTGTTGACGTCTAGTCTATGCTGGTTTAGTGTGACGGAATCAAGAGGGGTGAATCATGACAAACGAACAATTCGATACGCTTGCAGTACTGATCAACGCATCCGGTGGCGTAAGTGACCAGGGCGCTAAAATAGTCCTGGTTGATGGCAAGCCGGTCAAAGAGGCCGCCGAAGAGCTGGGATGCACGATCCAGACGATTTACAAGTCTGTGAAGCGCTTCAAGTCTGCCCTGGAATTGGCCAAGGCCGTCGCTCGGTAACCTAGATTTTCGTTTCAAGGCGGTATACCGTGCAGCCTAGTCTCTAGCGAGGGACCGGAGCGCACAAAAAAATGCCCCGGCGGATCAGGCCGGGGCGGATGTATCAACAACTCACTTCCAAGTGAAAGGAATCATAGCATGCACACCGCATCTAGCAATACGGGCGTAGTCGCGCCACGTTTTCCTATTGGGCAAAACGTAGCGCGGACAATGAGCAGTATCCATCTGCGCGAGCTTATCAACGCCGAGCGCGAATCGGCTGGCGAGCCACAAGTGCGAAACGACCACTTCCTTGCAAGGGTTGAAGACGAGCTTGGCGACGAGCTGGAGGGGGTGCAAAAGTTTTACACCCCCGTGCACGGCAACCAGGTCGCCACCTACAACCTGACTCTTGATCAATGCGCGCTAGTCGGCATGCGTGAATCTAAGGGTGTTCGCCGGGTCGTCCTGAAGAAAATCAAGGATCTTGAAAGCGGAATGCTTATCCAGATTCCTCAATCGCTTTCGGCAGCCCTTCGTCTTGCCGCCGATCAGGCTGAGCAGATCGAGCAGCAAGCTCATGCGCTCGCCATCGCAGCACCCAAGGCTGAATTCGTCGATAACTACGTCGACGGAACCGGCCTCAAGGGCTTCCGTCAGGTCGCAAAACTGCTGGGCGCCAACGAGCCGGACTTCCGCCTGTTTCTACAGGACAGAAAGATCATGTATCGCCTTGGTGGCGAGTGGATGCCATACGCCGCTCACGTCGATGCTGAGCGCTTTGCCGTGAAGACAGGGCAAGCTGACAACGGTCACGCCTTCAACACTGCCAAGTTCACCCCCAAGGGGATTGCCTGGGTCGCTGGTCTGTGGGCTCAGTATCATCTGGAGGTGGCGTTGTGAGCGAAGACATCAAGCGTCAGTTCCAGGGTGTATGGATACCGGCGGCGCTATGGCTGGACACAAGCCTGCCAATCAATGAGAAGGTCATGCTGGTCGAGCTGAACAGCTTGCAAGACCCTGAGCGCGGCTGCTACGCCAGCAATGCCCACTTCGCAAAGTTCTTCGGTCTGTCGAACTCCAGGATCTCTGAGCTCATTAACTCATTGGCCAAAAAGGGCTTTGTCACCGTTGAGCTGATCCGAAAAGGGAAGCAGGTTGTCGAGCGCAGAGTTCGCGTTGTTGAGCTCTTCGGAAAATCGAATACCCCTTCGGAAAAGGCTTTTACCCCTATTCGGAAAACCGAAGAACCCCCTTCGGAAAACACGAAGGGAAGTAATACATCTACTAACAATACAAAAAGCAGTAAAAAACCTATGGCCGACAAGCCGGCCGGGGCGTTCGATTTGTTCTGGTCTGCTTACCCCAAAAAGAAGGCCAAGGGTGATGCCGAGAAGGCCTGGGCGAAGGTAAAACCTGATCACGCTCTTGCTGAACTGATCATCGCTGCGGTTCTGGCGCAGAAGCTGTCGGAGGACTGGACGAAGGATGGCGGCAAGTTCATTCCGCACCCTGCCACCTGGCTGAATGCCAAGCGCTGGGAGGACGAGGTAACGCCTGCCACTGACCAGCCGCCCGCGAAGCCGAAGTCGTCGGGGCCTGACTTCTACGACGAATCCTGGCGAACCGATACGAGTGATGACCTATGAAAAACGTCACTCAGCTGATCCCGACTGCTGCGCGCCAGCTTCGCGTCAGCCAGCCGTTGCCCGTGGCTACCCAGCCGCTCGGCGTAGTGGACGATCAGACCGGGGAAATTGTCGAGAAGTTGTTTCGCCAATTGCAGGCCATTTTCCCGGCTCACAAGCAGGCCTGGCCTGACGACAAGGCAAAAGCTGCAGCAATGCGCAGCTGGACCAAGGGTTTCATGGCAGCCGGTATCAACTCGCTGGAACAGATCCGCTTCGGCATCGAGCAGTGCCGTAAGAGCGGATCACCGTTCGCTCCAAGCATTGGGCAGTTCATCGGCTGGTGTTCGCCTGGGCCTGAAGACTTCGGTATGCCCGACGTGGCGGATGCGTGGCTTGAGGCGCTTATGGGCACCTACAGCCATGAGGCCGTGCGACTGGCTGCCAATGCCACCGGACTGTTCGACCTTCGCGGCTCCAAGCAGGACAACAAGGGTCTGCGCGAGCGCTTTGATCGCAACTACGAGGTGATATTGCGCCGAGCCCAGGCTGGCCAACCGCTGAATTGGGAGATCCTGGCGGGAATCGGTCATGACAGCCAGAAGTCGGAGACCGAACTGGCCAACGACTACGCCGAACAGCGGCATGCCCGAGTTCGAGAGGCTCAGGGCATTCCAGCGACCGGAGCGGACGCACGGGCGCAGCTTTTGGCGAAACTGAAGATCAAACGCGATCCGCAGCCAAGCAAGGAGGGCTTGTAATGAGCGTACGTCTCGCAACACCAGTCGAGCAGCGTCAGTCACTTGAAATGGCCGCAACGATGGCCAATAACCGCGTTCGCTTCGTGTGCATCCCTGTTCTGAATGACGATGACTATGACCAGATGGTCGCCCTGTCGCTCTCCAGGCTGGATGTGCTCATTGATCGAGCAGAAGCCGAAGAGGTGGCCCAATGAGCAACCCAATGGATCAGCAGGTTATCGACTACCTGCGCACAATCGAAGGATCCACGGCCTGGGCAATGTGCGGACAATTCGGCGGCGAGCCAGGCCCGGTCAAGCAGGCATTGCAGCGCCTGAAGCGAAAGGGGCTGGTCGAATGCAGCGGAACATCATTTTGGAAGGCGGTGAAGCCATGAATCTCTCAGCAGAAAACATGGGCAAGATTCGAGAATTGGTGCGCAGCGGTTATCCGCTAAAGGCGCGTGACGCCCAAGACTTACAGGGTCACAACGACCACCTGATCGAGCTGTTGGAAGCTCGCGGCAGGCTGATGCTGGGAGCAGAGATTGAGCGTGACCAGCTCAAAGCTGAGAACAAGGCGCTACGCAAGCTCAACTTCGAGCTTCGTGGCGCTGCCAAATGCGAAAGCCTACATCACTGCCTATCAGAGCAGCACGACTTCAACGAGCCCTGCAAGGTGCTAGATCGAATCGATGCAGCACTTGGAGGGGAGGCGCAGCCATGACCGCCGCCCAGCGCGCCACCGTCAACCAGCTCGTCGCTGACGGCTTCAAGGTCGTCGAGACCTGCCGCGACATCATCCGGCTGACAAAAGGCGCAGATGCTCGCCTTGTTCGTCAGGATGGCAGCCAGAAGCGAGCCAATCACGCTGAGCACAAGCGAGCCTAATCCCGTGTGGATAAGCCATCGCGGGGATTGCTCGCAAAACGGAATAGAACCTGCCTGGCGCGATGTCAGGCAGGATCAACGGGATATAGGGGTGGAAGGGATGAACGATTATTCGAAACTG